CATGTCCGCACCAGCCGATAATTCCGTTCTGTTCCTTCCCGGCCCCTGGCAGCACCGCCTCATCCAGGCCGGCGGATGCCAATTCCACCTCGCTCACATGGGCGAGCACCGCGACGACCTCCCGCTCGTGCTGCTCGTCCACGGCTTCCCGGAATTCTGGTGGGCATGGCGCAATCAGATCGAGGCCATAGCCGAAGCGGGCTACGAGGTCGCGGCGATCGACCAACGAGGGATCGGCGGTTCGGACAAGACTCCCAACAGCGAGGACGGCCTCACTCTCACCGAAGACCTCGGCGCCGTCGCGCGGAGCCTGGGCGCATCCCGCCTCGTCGTCATCGGGCACGGTCGAGGCGGTCAGCTCGCCTGGTCCGCGGCGGCTCTGGAGCCCGACCTCGTCGAGGGGATCGTGACGGTGTCGGCGCCGCATCCCCGCACCCTTCAGCGAGCGGGACTCCACGTCACCTTCAAAACATGGCGAAACGTGGTGCGCACGCTCATTCCCCCGCTGGCGCGCAGGAACATCTCCTCGCCCGCGACCTTGGGCAGGCTCATCCAGAACTGGTCGGCGCCCGGGAAGGCAAGGTTCATCCCCACTCGCGCGGGGAAAATCGAATGAGGTTATTTCAGCTGATTCTGTGTTGGTTACTGACAACCCTAATCACCGAATGCAGAAGCACCCAGCTGAGGTTATTTTTAGGTCACAGTCACAGGCATTCCTTGCTTATATGAAAGAGGCCGGGTGGACGCCTAAAGCAAGGAATTCGGGTAAGAATAAAGACACTGATAACCCATTCCTTATGTGAATACAACACGATGAATAATGTAATCCCTAATGAGATTAAAGAGTATTTAATCAGTAGGAAGCTAGATATACCTGAAAGGGGACCACACCTCAAGTGCCCTAATCCTGGTGGTGTGGTCCACGGTATGCAAGTGCGATTTAACCCGAAGAGCGTAGATCATGCTCTTCGGGTTATTTCTGCTTTAAGGCACACTAAAGGCCGTTGGGCGGGTAAACCTCTTAAGCTAACTAATGTCCAGATAGCCTACATTGTGGCCCCGCTGTTTGGCTGGCAAGTCTATGATGATTCTTTAGGGCGTTGGCTGAGGTTGTATAGGGATGCCTATATTGAAATGCCACGTAAAGGAGCTAAGTCAACACTGGCTAGTGCACTAGCTATGGTCCTCGCGTTCGGGGATCATGAGGGCGGTGCTGAGGTCATTATTGGTGCGGCGTCTAGAGACCAGGCTGGGGCATGTTTCACACCGCTTAAGCAACTTGTCGACAACTCGCCATTGCTTAAGCAGGCCGGCATCAGGTCACTACATAACTCGATCAAGCAGGATAGGACGAGCTCTGTCATCAAGGTAGTGTCGAGTAAGGGCGACCTGGCACATGGCGCTAACCTGCACGGGGCTATCTGTGACGAGCTGCACGTGCATAAGAGCCTTAGCTTGCTAGAGGCTATGGAGACAGGTACTGGTGCTCGTGAGCAGCCCCTGACGATGGTGATCACCACAGCTGATGACGGCAGTGTGGGCACGCCGTACGACCAGCGCAGGGAGCTGGTAGACAACATATGTAAGGGGGTTGTAGAAGCCCCTCGATCATTCTGTGTGGTGTGGTCTGCATCACCTGAGGATGACCCCTGGTCAGAAGAGACGTGGGCTAAGGCTAACCCGCTGTACCCTGTAACTCCGTCGCGAGCATTCATGCAGTCTGCTGCTGATAAGGCTAAGACTGACCCTGTGGCTAAGGCCAGCTTCCTGAGGCTACATCTAGGTATCAGGGGCAGGCTGGATGAATCATGGATCAGCAGGGCCGACTGGATGAAGGGGGCTGTGGACCAGCTGGATATCGAGGGCAGGCAGTGCTATGGCGGACTTGACCTCGCTGCGGTATCTGACCTCACAGCACTGGTGTGGTTGTTCCCAGAAGAGGACGGTACATACCAGATGCTGCCTCGCTTCTTCTTGCCTGAGGCTGCGCTGGCTGAGCTTGACAGGGCCACGTACCGTAACGCGTCTGTGTGGGCTAGCCGTGGGTTGATTAAGCTTACTCCTGGTAATGTCACTGACTATGACTTTGTTAAAGCTCAAATTGATGAGGATGCTAAGCATTACGACATTCAGTGCATAGGGTTCGACCCGTGGAATGCTACTCAGGTATCTAATGATCTTCAAGCTGATGGGTATAGGCTTGAAAAAGTCCGTCAGGGGTTTGTCTCTATGTCTGGCCCTATGAAAGAGATTCAGAGACTGGTTATGCAGGGGGGTGCTATTAAGCATGATGGCAACCCTCTTATGGCATGGCAAATAGATAATATTCGCCCAGCCATGGATCCCGCTGGTAACATTAAACCTGCTAAACAAAAGAAGCGAGATAAGATCGACGGCGTGGCTGCGCTAGTGACAGCTATGAATGTATGGCAATTCCACAAAACAAAAGTATCGGCTTACGGCGTGTCGGGGCTAGAATCTATTTGAAATGTGTTATACTGTTTACAGGATTGAATTGGAGGTGTAATAGTGGGTTTCTGGTCTGGTATCTTTAACCGACTTCAGGGTATTACCACATATGAGCCTCGGCAGTATAAGATCGGCCCAACTGAGTTGGTTGATCTTTCCGGTGTTTCAGCCGCTAAGCTATTCAAGACTCAACCACACCTGCGTACTGTGGTTACCTTCCTCGCTAGGAATATCGCTCATCTTGGTGTACATTCCTACGTTAAGCAGAGCGATGGGGGCAGGCTGAGGGATACCTCGTCCCCTGTTGGCGGGTTTCTCTCTGGCGCCAAAGCTAATGAGAGCATGACTCTGTATCAGCTGGTCTATGCTCTCGTTGTGGACAAGGCCCTTTATGATAGGGCCTACTGGTGGCCAGTAGTGAACCAGAACGGTAACTGGGAAGTCTACCGCCTGCCCCCTAGCTGGGTTCAGACCAAGTCTGACAATTTCGGTAAGGTCACGCATGAGGTCAGCTTCGAGTCTGACAAGAAGCTAGTCCTGGACGCTAGTCGTGTGGTCTACTTCGGTGGGTATCACCCGACTGATCCTGGCGGATGCAGCGCAACGATCGTCAGCCTGAAGGAAGTTCTGGCGGAGCAGATTCAGGCATCTAAATACAGGCAGCAGTTGTGGGCTCGCGGTGGCAAAGTGTCAGCTGTGCTTCAGCGCCCTGTTGACGCGCCTCGCTGGACTGACGCTCAACGCGAGACCTTCCGTGAGGACTGGTACGAGAAATACACTGGGTCGGGTAAGCGTGCTGGGGGCACTCCCATTCTTGAAGATGGGATGACTCTTAACCGTGTGGACTTCAGTGCTACTGATCAGCAGTACATTGAGGGCGTTAAGCTTGCTTATAGCACGGTAGCTAACGCTTTCCACGTTAACCCCACAATGGTTGGTATTCTTGACAATGCTAATTACAGCAATGTTCGGGAATTCCGTAAAATGCTTTATGGGGATACACTAGGTCCGCTTATTGCGGAAATAGAGTCTACTCTTAACGCATTCCTTATTCCTATTATGGGTGGAGCTAAAGGTAGCTATATTGAATTCAATGTAGCTGAGAAGCTTCAGGCTGATTTTGAGCAGCAAGCACAATGGTTCCAGAGTGCGGTTGGATCAGCTTACATGACTCGTAATGAAGCTAGGGCTAGACTTAACCTTCCGGCGATTGATGGTGGCGATGATCTGATCACGCCACTGAACGTGAGTGTGGACCCTGGAGGGTATAGCCAGAACTCAGGTGAGGTCAGGACTAAGTCTCGAGGTGTGCGTGTGGACCGTAAGTCATGGGTCAAGCGCTACATCACAGTGCTGGAAGCTCATGCCCGTAAGAGGTTGTACAAAGCAGGGCGGTTGAAAGTTAAAGCTTCAGCTGATGAGAGTCTTGCTGAGGACCTGCTTGACCTTGATCTAGGGCTGACCAGCGAGGTTGGTAGCAAGCTGCTTGAGGGACGCGATGAGGACTATGACCGGGGGTCAACTCGATCGTACCTTAAGAAGCGTGCCAAGAGAATCTCTCAGGGTATCGTGGATAGCCTAGAGGACCTAGAGGATGAGCAGGCTGAGTGGGAAGAGGCCATGGAGGGGGATGATCCTCCGGACACTGTCGAGCCTGTAGAACACTGGCTGAAAGAGTCAGCTCTGGGTATGGCGGGGTCAATGGTTACTTGGGCTATGGGCTGGGCCACACAGGAGGCCGGTAGGCAGTCAGGTGCTGCTACCAAGACGTGGCATACGGGACCTAATGCTAGGGATTCCCACGCTGCTATGGACGGCGAGCGTGTGGGCCTGGATGAAGAGTTCAGCAATGGCATGAAGTATCCAGGTGATGATGATGACCCTGCTGAGGTAGCTCACTGCAATTGCACGACTAGCATAGATTGGAGTTAACCATAAAGACTAAGTCGTTTAAGGTTAAAGCAGAAGAGTCTAAGGAATCAGGTCAAGGCTATTTCGTAGGGTACGCCTCGGTATTCGGCAATGTTGACTCTTACGGTGAGGTTATGGAGAAAGGTGCTTTCTCCGACACCCTGAGAGACTGGGAAGGCCGTAAGATCCCCGTCTTCTATGGGCATGACCTGACTAACCCCGAGAACAACATCGGATATGTTGAGTCTGCTGAGGAAGACGATACCGGCCTGCTTGTCAAGTGTGTGGTAGATACTGAAGGGCCGGGTAATGGCCCTATCGTATATAAGCTTTTGAAGGAAGGCCGAATTGACCGTATGTCTTTCGGCTTCTATGTTAATGACGCAGACCACAAAGGCGGTGTGACTTATATCAAGAAGGTCTCATTGCTTGAGGTGTCTGTGGTCCCCGCTCCGGCTAATCCCGAAGCGGCTATCAATGAAGTTAAGTCATCTAAGAAAGAATCGGGTATGACTCCGGAAGACGTTGAGAAACTGATTGTGGAGCCTATCATCAAGCATATTGATGAGGCTTTCGAAAAGTATTGTGGTGATGAGGAAGAGCCTGAGGCTGATAAGCCAGCCGATGAGAAGCCAGCAGACAAGCCTGCTGATGATCAGGCTAAGTCCATCCTCGCTGAGATTAAGGGGTTGTTTGCGTGAGCGGGATTGAAGAGCTGCGGGTTAAGGCAGCTGAGATCAAGGGACGGCTGAAGGCCGTTGAGGAGTCTGGTGTCGTTGGTAAAGACACCGAGTCTCTGGTGGAAGAGTACAAGGCCACTGTGGCCAAGATCAAGTCCTTCGAAAGCAATGGGGACGCTATCAATGAACTGAAAGGAAATTCTGTGGCAGTTGAGCGCGAGGCCAAATCTCTGGGCGCCCACTTCGTTAAGCACTTCGGTCCTGAGCTTGCTCGGGTTAAGGGCCGCGACAATTTCTCGGTGAATGGCCCTGAGTTCAAGGGTGCTGAGGATTGGCACCTGACTTGGGACAGCCTGCTCGGTTTCGATGCCGATTATGACAAAGCTGCCCACTACGCTCAGCCTCCGCTGTATGTCGGTGACCTGTTCGCTCAGGGTAACACCGACAGTGCTGCTGTGGCCTGGCTTGAGGACAGCGCTGTTGAGGGTGACGCTGGCCCGACTGCTCAGGGCGCTAAGAAGAACAACATTCACTTCGTTAACCCTAAGACCAACATTGAGGCGCTGAAGAAGATTACCGGTATCCTGGCCTTCTCTGACGAGATGCTTGAGGATCACGCCTGGATGGCCTCGCACGTTAACCAGCGTGGCGTGTACCGTATCGCTGTTGCTGAAGAGAAACAGATCCTGAACGGCTCTGGCCAGAATGGGCAGCTCCAGGGTGTGCTGACTAAGAGCGGCATTCTCGCTCGTGAGGTGGATAAGACCGCCACCACTGCTGAGTTTGGTGAGGCTATTCTGGGTGGCGCTATGGCCGTCCTCCAGGAGAGCGGCTTCCCGGCTGACGCTATCGTGATCAACCCCCAGGACTACGCTGCTCAGCGTCTGGCTAAGGACAGCAACGGCCAGTACTTCGGTGGTGGCGCGTTCACTGGTGCGTACGGTAACGGCCAGGTTCAGATTGTGCCTTCGCTGTGGGGCCTAAACACCGTGATCTCTCCGCGTATCGCTGCTGGCACTGCTCTGGTCGGTGCGTTCAAGGCTGGAGGCATGCTGGTCCGTAAGGGCGGTGTCAGGATTGAGGCTACGAATTCTCACGCTGACCTGTTCGTGTCTGACGTGACTGTGGTCCGTATGGAGATCCGTGAGCTGCTGACCGTGACTCAGCCGAAAGCTTTCTGCAAGGTTTCTCGCAAGGCCTGATCGTGGATCTTATTGGGGCTGATACTCTGGAAGCCCTAAGTAAGGGGGTCATCAAAAAGGATGACCCCCTTACCCCTATTCTTATTAGGCAGGCTTCCGGACTGATTAGGGAATTCTGCGAATGGCATATCTACCCTTTGATCACTGAGACTAAGAGGGTAGATCACAAGGGCGGACGCTTTATTAAGCTGCCTACACTGATGCTTCAGGGTGAGCCTACGATCGAGTACCTAGGCCACGAGCGTGTGGTCCAGGAATGGTCTGAAGCAGGTATGTGTAGGCTGAGTGATCCACTGCCTGCTGCTATGGGTGCTATTCAGGCTACGCTGACTCACGGGTATAGTGAGCTGCCAGCTACCGTGGAGGTAGTTATGGCGTCTATTATCGTAGCTTCCAGGACTGCACCGGTCGGAATTAATCAAGCTGCCGTGGGCTCAGTATCTAGTACGTTTGAAGTTCCTGGTGGGGGTATTCGATTGAGCGCCTACGCTAAGCGTGCACTCGATGGTTTTAGGTTGGTGTATCGTCCTTGAGCTTTCCCTTCCTAACTAATGGTTATATCTGGGTGGCTCGACTTCAGGATAGGTACGATGACCGAGGTAACTTGATTCAAGATCAGGTATCTAAGGAATTCACTATCCAGGGCTGCTCTATTCAGCAGCCTAGTGCTAATGAGCTAGCTGGGGATAGACAGGGTGACGGTCAGTGGACGTACACGGTGTACGCACCACTGACTGCATCCGTGCAGGCTAAGGACCTGGTCATCCTCAGCTGGGACCACAAGGGTACGCCGGGAGAATGGTTCAACAAGACCACACCCGTGTACAGAGTGTCAGGCGTTCCCGGTGTGTGGTCTTATGATTACCTCGGCCTTAGTCACCAGGTGATTAAGCTTGTGGCGGTGGACTGATGCTTGAGCGACTTGAATTCCATGATGAGGGATTCCAGGAAATGCTTAAGTCATCTGAGGTTGCTTCAGTTCTAAACGATATGGCCCAGAAGATATGTGACCAGGCTAATGACAATGCTGGCCGTGACGATGCTTTTGAGTGGTCGGGCTATGTGGGCCAGACTCGAGCTAGGGCTACGGTGAGGCCGGCTAGCTTTTATGGGGCTAAGTCTGAGGCTGACAATAAGACACTGACTAGCGCGTTTGGGAGTTATACTCATGGGTAATTTCGTTGCTGAGTTCCCTGACGCTGAGGCTGCCTGCATTATGGGCTTGAGGGCGCACCTACAGGGGGTACCTGTAAGGCAGCAGGCAGACAAGCTAGGAACTCGACAGTGTGTGGTCAAGCTGACTAGTTCTGGTACCCGCTTAGATCCTCGCAGAGTGAGGGTGCAGCTGACTGTCACATGCTGGGGTAAGGACAACACTGATAGCACAGAAGCCTTTAACTTGGCAGCTAAATGCCTTAATTGGGTTGAAGAGAGACCCTATTATGGGCATATGGGTAAATACCCTTGCCATAAAGTAGATATAGTTTCTTACCCTTATTATGACCCTGATAGCAGCCAGTCATCTGGCGGTTCAGGGATCGCTCGATATTCTTTTACGTTCCGTATGATTCTAGCAGGAGTGAACTAAATGGCTGTAAATAACCGTAATGTGCTGGCAGGCCGTCCGGATCAGGCAGTGACTGGAGCTATCCTGTCCACTACTACTCTGGTGACTACACTGCCCTCGGATCTGTACAATCTTGATCTGGGTACGCTTAAGCTGACTGACTCGGGTTATGTTAGTGACGCTGGGCTGACTCTGTCGGTTAAGCGTTCAACTAATGACATCAAAGACTGGTCTCAGTCTGTGGTTAAGAAGATCCTTAGTGAGTTCTCGGGTTCTATTAAGTGGTCTCACCTCGAGGTGAGTGAGGGTTCCGCAAAGAACTTCTTCGGTGAGAACAATGTCACTGTTACCCCGAAGACTACTTCTCAGGGAACTCGCCTGCTGATGAAGCTACGTGCTGATGAGCTGCCTCACAAGACCTGGTGCTTCCGCATGAAGGATGGCGACGCTAAGATCATCATCTGGGTGCCTGATGGCCAGATCACTGAGGCTGACGACATCACGTTCGCTGCTAGTGACGCGATTAAGCTGCCTGTGACCCTGACCTGCTACCCTGATGCCCAGGGTAACTCGCTGTACATCGCCACCGATGATGGGGTGACTGGGGCGTGAGCAAGGTATTTCAGCTCGATGGCCCTAAGGCTACGGACAATTTTAAGTTCCGTATGCCGGGGTCTAAAGTTACTCACGAATTGCCGTCGCTTCAGAAACTCCCTGTGGGTATTCGGAAGCGCATGGGTGATCTGGCTGGGGCTATCCAGGCTCAGCAGGAGCGTGGTAAGAAGCCCACGTCCAAGCAGACTTCCGAATTGCTTGATTTCCAGCTTGATCTGCTTGAGCACTATGTGCCAGGGATCACTAGCCAGCTAGATGACGATATGTTTATGGCCCTGATGGAGGCGTGGAAAGAGCACTCTGAAATCAGCATGGGGGAATAATAGGGCTAGTGGGTGTGTGGCATAATTACCCACTAGCCCTAGAGCGTGAGCTCATTGGGCTAGGTTTGAGGTCCCGTCAGGTAGGCACAGAGGAGCTTACCTGGCGGGACCTTCAGGCTATAGTCAGACATGCTGAGCCAGGAGGTCCGCTGGCTAAGGACCTCGGGTACGTGTGGACCACAGACGGCTATATGCTGGCGAATATCTATGACGTCCTTGCTGGAGCTAACTGGCAGCGTGCTGGCAAGTCTAGTGAGCCTCCACCTAAGCCTATTCGAAGGCCAAATGAGATTAGGGATGATGAGCGTGCTTTCGGGTATGATCCGATCCCTCTGAGCGAATTCAATGATTGGTGGGATGCCTAATGGCTTCAGTTGAGCTAGCTACAGGTTACTATCAGCTAGTTCCCTCAATGAAGGGTAACAAGGAAGCTATTGTTGGAGAAATCACAGGGGCTGTAAACGAGGGGTCCGATAAGGCTGGCAAAGAAGGCGGGGCTAGGTTATCCACTAGGTTGGCTGAAGGGCTTAAGGGTAGTTCTCTTGCGGCCCTCGGGGCAGGTGTGGCCGCGGGTATTGGTGCTGCTCTATATAAAGTTGGTGAGACTTTCGACGAGGTTACTGACACTATCCGCACGGGTACTGGTGCTACGGGCGAGGCTCTCGATGGGCTAGTCGATGTTGCTAAGCGTGTGGGCTCCACCACACCAGCTGAGTTCTCTAAGATAGCCCCAGTTGTCGCTGACCTGAATACCAGGCTAGGTCTGACTGGCGAGGACCTCGAGACTGTGGCTAAGCAGGTTCTTGAGGCTGGCCGGCTGCTCGGTCAGGACGTGGATATCAGCAAGACCACAGCGGCGTTTAGTGCTTTTGGCCTTGAGGCTAAGCAGATACCTGGAGCTATGGATGACTTGTTCAGGGTCAGCCAGGCTACTGGGTTAGGTTTCAATGATCTGGCCCAGAAAACCGCTCAGGCTGCGCCTACAATGAAGGCTCTTGGATTCGGATTCCAAGACACAGCAGCAATGATCGGTGCCTTCGACAAGGCCGGGCTTAATTCAAGCCAGATCATGACCTCTATGACAAAGGGTCTTACTACTCTGGCTAAGTCTGGTGAGGAACCGAAGGAAGCCTTCAAGCGAGTTACCGGTGAAATCAGCGGATATATCCAGACAGGTAATGAAGCTGCCGCTCTTAAACTAGCTAGCAAGCTGTTCGGCACTAAGGGTGCAACCCAGTTTGTGGAGGCACTAAAGCAGGGCAAGATCGGCGCTGAGGACATGATGAAGTCCATCGGCGCTACTGATGACACTATTCTTGGTGTGGCCGGTGAGACTTCTGACTTCGCTGAGAAGTGGCAGATAGTTCAGAATAACGCACAGCTCGCCTTGGAGCCGCTGGGCTCAGCGGTGTTCAGCACCTTGGCTGATGTCTTGTCGGCTATGGCGCCTACTCTCCAGGATATAGGTAACTGGCTGAAAGAGAATACCTGGGCTTTTGGAGCTCTGGGTGCAGCTATTGCTGGTATCCTGATTCCTGCCTTCGTTACGTGGGTGGCAGGTATCTGGGCGTCTACGGCAGCTCTTCTAGCCAGCCCTATAACGTGGATTGTGGTTGGTATAGCTGCCCTGGCTGCGGGCCTGGTCCTCCTGATTGCTAACTGGCAGGCTGTATCTGATTTCATCGGTGGTGTGTGGAACGCTACTGTTGAGGGAGCTGGGCACCTGTGGGAAGACTTTGTCAGGGGCTTGACAGAGTTCGCCACAGGCATTGGCCAGTGGTTTATGGAAGGTCTGGCTGGAGCTGGGCAGCAGATTGCTGAATTCTTTGCTGGCCTACCTCAGATGATCCTTGATGGTCTTGCAGCTCTTGGTGAAGTCACCTTGATGATTGTGGGCTTCTCTATAGGTATCTTCGCTGGTCTGATTGTGGGATTCGTCCAATTCCTGGGGTACATTCCAGGCTGGCTGGCGTCTGTGGGCGAGTGGCTGATGTCTCTTCCCGGCAAGGTACTTGAATGGCTCGCTGGTCTTGGTCAGTTAGCTGGTAAAGCCGCTGAGTGGTTCGGTGGGTTCTTCCAGAGCATGGTCCGCAAGGGTGGCGAGATTATTGAGTGGGTTAAACAGCTTCCTGGAAAGATTATTGGTGGTATAGCGTCACTGGCGTCGAGCCTCCCTCAGAAAGCCTCTGAGGCGTGGAACGGATTCCTCCGTAAGGCTCAGGAGCTAGGTGGCCAGGTGGCAGAGTTCGCTCGCTCGCTGCCAGGCAAGATCACTGGAGCTCTTGGTGATTTAGGCAGCCTACTGGTCCGGTCTGGCGGTGCTCTTGTGGATGGCTTCTTGCGAGGTATCCAAGGAGCGTGGAACTCTCTTGTGGGCTGGGTTAAGCAGGGCATGGATTGGTTGCGTGGTCTGTGGCCTTTCTCCCCTGCTAAGTGGGGACCTTTCTCTGGTAAAGGTTACGTGACTCATTCTGGTAAGGCCATTATTAGGGACTTCGCTGATAGCCTTAAGAATGAGCAACCTTACCTGCTTGATTCTGCTAAGAGTGTCATGGGTGACTTCCGTGACAACTTCAGCACTAACCTGAACGGCGTTCAACCTGCTTATGCCGGAGCTAATGCTGGAGGTAATACCAGTAGAGTCAATGTCAATGCGTATAGTAGTGACCCTTACGCTACTGCTGAGGAAGTTGCCCGGCAGTTGAGGAGATTGATGTGAAAGAAGTCACGTGGAATGGCCACGTGATCAACGGTGGGGACTGGGTTGTTAGTGAGTGCAAGCTCTTCGGCTCAGCCCCCGCCGTTGCACAGAGTGGCCAGCGTGTGGGCTACAATGGTATATGGCGTACTAAGGCATACCATGGCGCTAAGTCTGGCGCTATAAAGGGCTATTATGTAGGACAGTCTCTAGAGGATGCTGAGGAGGCGATGGAGACTCTCCTGAGTATCGCGGATATTAATACCTCACCACTGACTGTTAATACGCCTCGTGGCCCGAAGACTATGTATGTGGCCCGGGATAGCGCCCTGGATATAACGTTCCTGGCTAATGGGTCAGCATTCGAGTGGGGGGCCACACTGATAGCTCCTGACCCTGTGTGGTGGCGTGGAGGTCAGACTCCGGATGGCCAGATCGATGATCAGTATACAGCTAAGCATAGGTTGTACCTACCCAACCTTACGGGCGGTATTAAGTTCCCGGTTAAGTACCCTATCTCGTTTGTTGAGAGTGGTAATTATGGGTCGGTCACGGTAAGCTCTGGGTACCACAACAGGGTTAGCCTTAAGCTTTACGGGTATGTGCAGATACCGTCTGTGATCTTCTCTGGCCCTGGTGGGGCTGGGCGCTTGCGGTGGGACTTCACCCTACAGCAAGACGAGTGGTTAGATATTGATTTAACTAACCGCACGTCACTTAGGCAGGGGCAATCTTCTGCGTCCCCTACCATCAGGGAATGGCCTGAGCTAGGCAGGGGTGAATTGACTATAGGATTCCGTTCTGATGTGTATTCTCCGACAGCTTATCTTGATGTAATTGTAAGACAGGTGACTATATAATGGCTCTTGATAATGTGCTACCTATCGGTGGCAATATTTCAGTGAATGCCGCGGAATTCCGTAGGCTTGATGTGGGCTCGACTATGGTCCACGACACCCATCCTCTGGCGTGCAGGCCTGGTGTGACGTCGGGTATGACACCTAGCCTTAACGGTAGCCAGATCAGGGTCAGTTCTGGTACGGCTATTGTTACGCCTGTGGCCTCGAATAACGGCAGCTACCGTGTCGCTAACGTAGACGATGTGAGCTTGCCTCTGTACGCTAAGGACACGTCATACCCGCGTACTGATATTCTGGTGCTGAAAGTGTATGACGGTACTGTGGACGGCTCTAACAAGTACCAGGCCTCATTCGAGATGATTAAGGGTACGGCGTCGGCTAGCTTCCCCACACCTGCTACTCCAGCAGGCGCGCTGCTGATTGCCCGAATCATAGTGTCTACTACAGGTAGCCCTACTATTTATGACGCTAGGCAATATACGTGCGCTGTGGGCGGGACTATCCCGTGCTACTCCAACTCAAGGCCCACAACGTGGTTCCTTCAGAAGGGCCAGCGAATCTACGAGCTGGACACAAACAAGGTCATGCTGTGGACTGGTAGTGCATGGCGTGAGGATACTGTGATCCCTCAGGTTACTCTTCCCCGTATCCCTGCTATTGCGTCGGGTACGGTGACGGCTAGTAGCGCGGGTCCTGCTGTGTTCACTATTCAGTTCCCTCCCGGGAGGTTCAGCAGCGCTCCGCGTGTTGTGGCCTCGGTTAGGTCTGCTTCGGGTGACTTTACTTGGGATACGCCCAAACCATATAACGTCACTGCGACACAATTCCAGATGTTCGTCAAGAATGGTCGGGGTTGCGACTTCGACTGGATAGCGATCGAGAACGGGTAATGATTAAATGGCAGTCTTTTGCAGCTCTTGACGGTAGACCTCTGACTGAGCTACCCGGCCTAGCTGTCAAATCAAGCCTGTCATCCATCATCGGGCGGGGAGACTCTGTGACTGTGAGTCTCCCCGTCTGTGATAGGTGGCCAGCTAACTGGCGTGATGGCACTCAACCTATGCGGGCTGTCCTGGCAGCTATAGAAGACAACATCGTGTTGTGGGCCGGCTGGGTAGAGAAGCGGTCATACGGGTCAGGTGAGTCCATGGAGCTTACTCTCCAGCCTGCCGAGGAGTGGCTGAAGCGCAACTATATCCCTGAACTGGTTTTCAGGGATCAGCGATACACGACTATTGCTCGAGGAATAGGTCTAGACCGTCTGGTAGCTCAGTTTAATGGGCGTCTGGATGAGGATCCTACCCTTGATTGGGGTGATAGGACGTACCGTGCTGACCAGGATATGACGTGCTTGGCAGGTCTCCAGAACCTCATGAAGACTAGGCATGGTGCAGAGTTCGCTACTAGCTGGGAACTACAGGCTAATGGCCACCTCGGTATTGTGGTCCACACAGCATACAGGCTTGGCGGTGTGGGTAAGGATACTGCTGGGGCTGCTGTGCTATCTCAAGGCTCCTGGCAGCAGGTTGAGGACTGCTCTGACGGTAAAGGCGCCACTATCTGGCGTGTGGTCTCCAATAGATCTGGGGATGAGCGTAAGGAATTCTCCACGTCTAACGGGCAGGTCCTTCAGTATGGGTGGCTTGAGCTCGAGAGACGTTGGACTCCTGATACGGGGTCAGTTGATGACGCTGTGTTGCAGCAATACATGTACGCGGCTAAGGAGAGCCAGTCCTACGGGCTGACGTCTATTAGTGTGGAGACTACGTTGGACCACTTTATGCCAGGACGTGACTTCGTTCTAGGCGACTATGTGGATATTGATATGACTAATCTTAGTAACCCAGAGCTGCAATTCAAAGGGAAAGCCAGGGTAATTGGTTGGGTATGCGACCCTGACCCCGTATCTGGGGAACTCACTAAGATTAAGCCTATGCTTTCACTGGAGGATTGATGAGTTTCGACCCAACAACGGTCGATAGGCCGTCTAATGACCAGGGTATTCGTGAGGTTGTTAACCGACTAGAGGGTCTTGAGAGCCGTATTAACGAGCTTACAGCCACTATTGGCGGGGAAGGGGCGGTGTATAACCGCTCTCTGTTCCACGTTAAGGGCCATGCGAAGTTCGATGGCACTCTTGAGATTGCTGAAGGTCTGATTGGTGACAAGGCACTGAAGTCCCAGATCAGTGTTGACGCCGGTAATTCCCGTAACCTTGACTGGTCTCCGGTGACTAGCTGGACCACAGGGGTGTCTACGTTCGTTGTGGCCCCGTCGTGGGCTACTAAAGCGCTGGTCATAGCGGGCGGGTCGATCATGCCTAACTACGACGCCAACGCTGGCACCCCCGCGTGCTGGGGTAGGGTTGAGTGCAGAGGCCAGTATAGCCCTGACTTCCTGTCTTTCCTGGGGTCATCAGCTATCCCATCGAATATCTCGTGGCCATTCTTTACTGTACCGGACGAACGAGAAGGGGGGATTGAGGTTAATTGCCAGGCTAAGCTTTATAGCGGTAGTTCTAATAGAGGTGGACGCTGTTTCGTGTCCGCTGTTGTTCTGTGGTTGAGGTGATGTTTTGAGCCCTGAGACTATGGGTAGTCTGATTGGGGCTATCTTAGCGGGTATTTTAGCGGTTGGTTACAGCGGTGTAAAAGTCTATAAAGCTATGTCAGGATCGCTTAAGAGGATAAAGGACCTTACTGCTGACTTGAAAGCTGACACCGAGGCGCTGGTCTACGACAAGACTGATGCTGAGGGTAACACAGTTCAGGATAAGTTGAATATTCTACTTAAGCAGGCTGACAAGACTAATACTGACCTCGAGATTCTTTCGTCTACAACGGCGGAAATTAAGGGGGTACTAAACCGGCACGATAAAGAGATCGGTCGGTTTAATGACAATATCACCCAGCTTAACGATCGTGTGTCTAACACCGAGCGTATGTTGACTTCCAGATTGGAGGAACACGGCCAGCGCATCCTGGCCGTGGAGACAAGGAAGGAGGGTTAAATGGGATATGTATCTGTGGGCCCTAAATACAATGGGCAGGAGGCCTACGCTGCTGAGATACCGGCTAAATGGTACCGCCTGTTTAAGCGCGTTATGGCCAGGGATAACCCGGATATCAGCGTTATCCTAGTGCAGGCTCTAGGAGGGGCTAAGGCTAGCGCCGGGACTCACTCTGATGGCTGGGCGTTTGACTTCCAGGACTGGCACTTGAGTAGCTCTCAGATAGAGCGGCTAGTAGCTTGTGCCAGACGCTATGGAGGTGTGGCCTGGGCTCGCTATAGGAGTCAGGGCTTCGAGCCTCATATCCACGTAGCGTGTGATTCTGGCGGGTCAAGCGACACTGCCTGCCAGTACCAGGTTGTTGCCGCACACGCGGGCTACAACGGCCTAGGCTACCGTGGCCGTAAGGCCTCAGACAATCACCCAGCCCCTGCCAGGTGGGTGACTTGTGCACAAGGTATCGGCCTAATGGAGGCCACGCTGGCAGGATTCCAATCAAGCACGGAAGGACCAACATTGGACAAGAGCGAACTGATTCAGGCTGTACGTGAAGGCGTTGGTGGACTCAACTGGGGTAACGAGACGTTCGGAGCGTATCTCGGCCGTATGCAGGCTGCTTGCCAGACTGCTGCGTACTACGCCCACCAGGCTGCTACTCAGACTGCGCCCATCACCCGGCCTGGTGACCCGTCTGCTGACTCTAACGGGCAGGTTGTGATCCGCCAGGAGATCGCTGACGCTAAGACACGCATCACCGCTGTGCAGGCTCAAATGGAGGAACTGCGTAACTCTATCTCTGTGCTGGCTGATCTGGTGCGAGGCCTGGCTCCTCGGGATCCCGGCGTCAACGCCTGAGGGCTTGAAAGGAGGTGTGGTCCCCTGGTAGATAGTATCAGGGGACTCCCCCCAATGAAAGACTACTTGAAAAAGAAACCACTATATGATTACAGGTCATACGGTGGGTGGGGTATACAGCGTCCTGAGCACGGTACTCTAGGTCGCTTCGACCCAGCTATGACTAAGCTACTACCTGACGGCCGCACGTTCGAATTGAAGATGCAGTTCGACAGGCCGGCATACCTCATGTATACCGAGGCTGGGGCCACACACGAGAAGGCACTGCACAACTCGCTGAGGTGTGGTTCATGGGCGTCCCTGTACAACGTCGAGGGTGAAGGCTACTGGTCTATGTGGGTGAAGAACCCGCCCTCCTGGACGACTGAGATGGTAGCTATGCTGTGGCCTGAGGAAGACTCCAGGTGGCCTGAGGGCGAGATCAACTTCATGGAGACCCAGTCTGACAAGACCAAGACTCAGCTGAATCTCCACTGGCCCTCACCTAAGGACCGCTCTCCACAGCACTGGCCTCAGGTCATCGACCTCGATACACGCCAGTGGCACAAGTACGGGGTACGTATCTACCCCGACTGTATACGGTGGTTTGTAGACGACAAGATGGTGAGACACCTAGACACGGAGTTCTCACCTTACAATACCCGCCTGCACTTCGCTGTGCAGTGTGGGGTGAATCAAAACTTCGGGGTGATGTGGCACAAAGACATCGCCTGGGAAGAGAACATGTACATCATCCCTGAGAGAGCCCCAGGGATACTGTAGTTAGGAGACACATGGATATTACTACGCTCGCCACTGTGCCGGCTATGCTCGCTATCGTTGAGCTACTGAAGCGTATCGGCCTGCCAGCCAAGGCTGCTATGCCGGTTACTGTGGTCTTGTCAGTTGCTCTGGGCCTGGCCCAGACTTTCCTTGGAGGTGATCCTGTCTACCAGGCTGCCGCTAAGTACCTGCTGATGGGTCTCGGTGCGTGTGGCCTCTACGATGCAGCTAAGATTGCATCCCCTACCGTGGAGCAGAAGAACACATTGGACACCACTGTCCCTCGTCGTGCTGAGGCTCCTGAGGTGACTGCCTGATCTAAGGCATAAAATAACCCCCTACCTGTTTAGGTAGGGGGTTATTTGTTTACTAGGGGCATAGGCTACCACCTTTCATTGAGGAAGTATCCGATGACCAGGCCTAAGGCCAGGGCCAGCAGCATCATAGCAACGCACATGTCCATGTCAGCTTCCAAGATGTTTCTTGATGATGCGCTTGATTATTTTCTCAGGTGGCCAGCAGTACAGGCCTGATACCTGAGCAATCTCTTGACCACACGCCAGGCGTTGCTCCTGGCTAGTGTGAGGGTAGTAGTAGCGCAGCTGAGCTGCCATTGCTTCCGGGTCGATCACCATAGTGCGTCTCCAATCGAGTCGATCTCGTCCATGAGGTTGTCTAGTTCACAGTAGTAGCAGTATGCGGCCAGGTAATCAGGCAGGTCCACACCGTCCCAGGTTACCTTACCTTCAGCAGCGTGGTCAATATCAATCTTGAGGTTGACTAGGATGGCCTCGCTGAGGTCCTCTCCGTACACGTTGAGGACGTGATCGTGAAGCTCAGCAAGGTCGATGCCGTGCTCGGCTACGTACTCGGGGTCTCTCTTGAATCCTAGCATAGTGTGGCCTCCATGTCGTCTAGCAGGTATACCAGCGGTGAGCGTTCAACTCCTGGTATAGCCCTCAGTCTTGTGATTGTTTCTTTCAGGTCTAGGTCGAGGGGTATCTCCCTGAACGCTTCTGACTCTAGCACCGTGGCTGAGTGAGAGTCAAGTACCCACTCAGCTCTTCGCATGAGAGCTTTGACGGGGTAATCAATGAGGTCGCTTACTAGGCTGTCGTCGATGCCCTCACCCATATGGTCGTACATCTCCTCACCGCACGGCAGGTATCTGTCTGTGGCCTTCTGGCAGTACTGCACTGCCCAGTACCGGGGGCATACCCAGAGATCCCACTCCCACATGAAGTCATCATGGATCTCATCGTACCCCCACTGCTCGAGCTTATCCAGCACTACGTGATGTCCTGGGGTGGATGCTACCCTACGTAGCTCAGCAATAGTACGCATTGGTCACCGCTCCACTACGAGGAAGGTTGCTTCGACTGGAGTGTGCTGGCTGGCATCCCAGTAGATGTCTCCCAGCTCACTGGTGTAGAGATAGCCACACTCAAGGAGTGCTTCAACACTAGCCCTGTAGAAGTTCTCGACTGTCTCTACCTTGATTGTTCCCTGTGTTTCGATCATGGTATTACCTTAGCACACTCTAGAGAGATTGCACAACCTCAGGCTGCCACTCTCCCGGAGTGTCTAGCCCGGTGACGACGAGGTCCTGTGACCCCGACTTAGTTTCTACTTGAATACTCAACGACTCTGCCTGCCTGGTGATGTACAGACTGTTGTCTGACCACGCATGCAGGGCCACACTGCCTGCCAGTGCTGCACCTCCACTGGAGGGGAGGTCTTTGCTTGCCTTACGTGTGTGGTGCACTATTAGCTGAGCGCACCCTGTAGCCTGAGCTACGGCCTTGATGGGCTGGAGTATCTGCCCGTACATAGCCTGGCTGTCGTTGATCGACTCTGTGGTCAGCATAGACAAGGTGTCGTAGCACACTAGGCCTATACCCATCGACTCGACGGTCTCGCCTACCTCTTCGGCTAGCTCTGGTGACAGCCCCTGTGTGGGCCTGCCTGCTATGTAGAGGGGTATCTCCCCGTCAGGAGGGTTCAGCTCCAGCACTCCTGATCTGTAGGTTATGTACCCTCTAGGGTCATGGTGGGGGAAACGACACTGTAAGATAGTCTGAACACGAGACCACACACGTGACAGGCTGTCCTCTGCCTCGATGATGAGGCAGGGTGCCTGATGTGACCTGGCATACCCTAGCACTGGCTGGCCTAGAGACAGACTAATAGCCATATCCAGCATGATCCAGCTCTTGTAATGCTTAGGTGGTGCCGCTATAAAGCCACAGCCACCCTCCTCTACCAGGCCGTCTATACGCCACCGTGGTGGGGGCATGTTGACTAGCTCAGATAGATGCCTGATCTGGAGCAAAGGCTCTCTGGGTGAATCTTCAACTATCTCTATAGTCAGCTCAGATTCAGATCGTGTGTGGTCTAGTTTACTAGCTACCCTCTGGACTTCGGCCTTGAGCTTGTCTACTGAACCCCATTTATTAAGGCACGTGTGCCTGATCAAGCCAGGGATAAACTCCGGCTCAACCCCACACTCCAGCAGGCTAGCTATAGCCGCGTACAGCTGGCTTGACCTATCACCAAGGGCTTTACTAGCACGGAGCTGGCCTGCTACAGACGCAGAACTACCGTCCAGTGTCCTGTACACTGCTGAGGCTAGCTCACCAGGAGTCTGCGTGGCCCCATATACGGGACGTCCTACTGTGCAGCCTCGCTTATGCGAGGGGGTACCAGGTACCCTGAGTAGCTGAGTAGCGTCCCAGCCCCCAGGGTCGCAGCCTAGCACGTGGCTGACGGCCCTAGACAGGCTGTCTTGGTCAGGCTGAGGTACAGTTTCAGTAAGTCGCCAGATAGCCTGCGTGTGGCCCGGGCTGCTAGACCACACAGCGAGTGGGTTAGTACCTTCCGTGTGGCCGTCGTCTACGTCAGACCAGATCAGCGGGCCTGCTTTGAGATACTCTGCTTTCCTTTCCGGTCTAGAGAAAAGACCGGGAGTGAAATATACATCCTGCCCAGCTTCAACGAGATCCCGCACGTAGTGCTTCGCTTCGTCAAGCTGGTCCACAACCCGAAAGGCTTTGCCCGGGTTGAAAGCCTGACCCGGCCATGTGATCCCACAGATGAAAAAATACCCATCACAACCCTCCCAGATTGTCTCGAAGAATCTCATTCTCAACCCTAGCTATCTCTTCCTGGTAGGTATCTGGTGTGACACACGCCCAATACCCTCCGGCTGACATAATATCAGACCCAACTCGAATCTGCCACTGGCTCAAAGATGAGCCTGTCTTGAGCTCCAACCCCACGAACCTGCCACGGAAGCAAGCTATGAGGTCCGGAATACCCTTCTTAGTGTACTGGCTGGCGTGGTATTTTACAACCCACCAACCCCTACCTTCTATGTACTTCTGTACTTGTCTTGAGAACGTGCTCTCTAGCATGCCCAGAGCAGGGCTCAGGTCCCTGCTCCAGACTATGTCAGAGAATGTCGTCGAACTCCCCGAAGTCGTCCTCAACGTCCTGCTGGACTTCCTCGGCCTTAGGCTTAGGAGCAAGCTCGGAGAACGGGGCCACACGTGCCACACGGCTGCGCAGCTTGCCCTGGTAGCTGTCGTCCTCAAGCTCAACGTTGATATGAGCACCAACGTACTTGGCAGGATCAATCTGGACGACTTTGTTAGGCACCTTGGTACCCGCAGCTTCAATCAACTCGCGGAGCTTCCACAACTGATTGGGAACAATCTTGCAGTAGTAGGGGTATCGTCCAGGACCTGCCACGATAGCGAACACCAGCATGTCGGTGTTATCTGACTTGGTCTTGGTCATCTCCACACCAGTGATCTCAGCGTTGTACACGCCAGGTGCCTGGTGGACGGTGCTGAAGCTCGGTGCCTTGACGTCACTGAAGTCGATCGAGATCTTAGCCATTGTTGTGGTCCCTTTCCTTGAGGATCTCTCGTATGTAGTCAATTGTAGCAGTAGTAGTGGTGAAGAAGCAAACAGTGATGGTGAACATATCACGGTTGACGTGGTCGTTGTAGCGCACCTCGTACTGGCCTACCTGGTGGGCCACAGTGATGGGGTTAGGTACGTCGATGACGGCCAGGTCATGGTGCTCGAAACGCCAGGGCAGGTCATCCATCTGGTCGCACAACCTGACAAGAGCGTTACTAGCGACCTTTGAAAAATCAATCATGTGTGAGGTACCTTTCAAGTCGCTCCCAAGTAGGAGACCCCAACCAAGGCTTGCGGGCTGCAATATCAGCCCTGCACCCTGCCACGATACCCTGTGTGGGCTTGAGCCACATACGGTAGCCGGTGTTGGAGTCACGCTTAACTGACTCCGTGTAGCCTATCACATCGGCATACATGAGTGCAAACTGTCGGGCCTGGCCTGGTAGGGCCAACGTGACTTCCTTAGTCTGGGCCACATCAGCGTCCTCGGGGTCAGCCTCATCCACGTAGGTGACCTTAGCCTGGCCCGTAAGTACTACAGGGATGTCAAGACCACGCAGAGTAAGGATGAGTGACTTAATCAGTTCGTTGGCCTGCCCATACTGAGGCAGGCTGACGGGCTTAGCCACAGTCAGGAGGTCACCACGCTTACGCCCAGAGACAAAATTCAAGGCCAGTTCGTGTGCTACCGTGATGCTGTCCAGGGCCACAGCTGTGGGAGGCTTGGCTACGATGGACTGAACCTCTTTAGCCAGGGCCTCCCAGGTATCTACCTGTGTGGTCTCGGCCTGTACTGCGCGGGTGCCGCCCTCAAGGTCGATGATGCGAACCCCTGGCACTGTAGCTGCGAAAGTTGTCTTGCCTGTCTTAGGTTGTCCATACACTAGTGTGATCATTTGTACCTCTCCATAGGGTCTCTCTTATCAAAGAATTGGAGGAATTGCTCATCTGTGCCGAACTCAACTCGTGCTGCTGCAAGCTTACCCATACGGCACAGGTATGAGTTACCGCATACACTCGGGTTACGGTCCTCTGGGGGCTTAGACCAGTCGTACTCTCCGACCTGTCTTGCCCACCTTAGGATCGACTTGATCTGTCGCTCGTGCACCTCCTTGTTGAATGGCACCAGCATTCGGGTGAAAGCGGGGCAATGTTGACGCTTCAACAACTCAGCATCTTTCGCAATGACATCGCACTCAGCTGAGGTGATCTCCGTCCGATGCTCATGAGCCCAGTCTATCAGAGATCGGTAGCAAGTGCTACCTGTGGACCCCTTCGTGATCTTAAGCTTACCTGTCTTAGTCAGCTGGGGCCACACAACCTTCTGTGGCTGGATGTAGTCCCAGATCATCCCTCCCAGAGGAAGGTCCCAACCAAGCCTCTTCTTGTTACCTTCAAGCAACCAGAGGTACGCGTGAGACTGGATATCGAGCTGGCGGTACTCAGCTGTGGGTAGAGTCTGATGTGTTTTGTGGTCTAGCACCCATAGACGCCCTCCTAGCTCGACTACCTTATCGATCTTACCACGGTAGTCGTGGTTACACCCTGGGATACCCCTGCTCAAGTCGAGCTCACACGCCAGGACGTTGAGGGGCTCATCGCGGTACCTGTACTCGTAGGCACGGTACACACGATCGAGGTCATCGTAGATCTGGTGCTCCTCCTCCATAAGGTCAGCTGGACGCTCAGGGGGAGTGCCTGTCTCAAGCCACGCGTGTAGGTATGTGCCCCTGTCAAGGGCCGTACCAGGGTGAGGCTTAGCCGTTATCCCCTGGAGGTCATAGTAAGCCTCCAGGGGGCAATTAAGCCAGCTCTTAATCAAGCTTGTCGTTACCTGCATGTCTCCTACTATACCTCTATCTCTGGGCCCCAGCAAGTTCCTATTTCGACGTCCGCCACCAGAGGGCAATCAAAGTGAGGCAGAGGCTTCTCCATGACCTCCTTAATCATGGACGCTGCGGTCTCAGCTAGGTCCTCTGGCACGAGCACCAGCACGGCGTCGTGGACCAGACCCAGTATGTGGCTGTCTCCCTCAAGGCTAGACCACACCTGCACGGCGGCTCTCAGCATAATGTCGCTACCTGTGCCCTGCACCTGACTGTTGACAGCCTGCCTCTCAGCCGCTGCTACCTCATACTCATCACTGCTGTACAGACCTGGCAGGTGTCGCCGGCGTCCGAACATCGTGCTGGAGTACCCCAGCTTGTGAGCTCGAGCCTTAGTCCTAGCGTGCCAGGGCCTAAGGCCAGACCAGTGCCTGAAGAAGTCCTCGCGGAACTGCTCAGCCTCATCCAGGGTAATGTCAGTACCATAGCTAACCTTCGCGAACTGGACAAAACTCTTAGCACTCATCCCATAGAGGAAGCCGAAGTTAACAATCTTTGCTTTCCTACGGTCGAAGCTATTGTCTGGGTCAAGCCCGATAGCACGTGTGGTCTGTGAGTGAATGTCACCTCCGTCCCGATACAGCTGAAGCATGTTCTTGTCACGCGAGACCACAGCGGCAACACGTAGCTCTAGCTGGCTGTAGTCAGCCTCAATGATCTTGTACCCCTCAGGGGCAGCTACCAGGCCTCTTATGTAGGGGTCTTTCGGAACTTGCTGGAGGTTTACACCAGCCCCATCACAGACCTTTCCTGATGACAGCCTACCTGTAACTGTGCCATGGAGCTTAAATGAGGTGTATAGCCGCCCTCTTTCGTCTATTTGCTCTTTATAGGGGGTAATAAACCCGTCTATGTTCTTCTTAAGTCGTGACCTTTCCAATAGTGTTTTAGCGATAGGGTGATCCATATAAGCGAGTGCCTTTTTAGACAAGCTTGGAGCACCGTTAGGGAATGCTTTAGTAGGCTTTCCTACCTCCTTTTTGGGTATACCCAAATAGTCATACAGGAACCACCGCTGAAAGTTAGTAGTACCCCATTTAACTTGCATACCTTCGGGTATTTCTGAGGGTATTTCAGAGTCCAACTGGGCATCAATTTCAGCCAATTCAGAGGTGTATTTACGGCTCGCTATCTCGAGCTTATCCCGGCTAATAGGTATACCGTAATCCTCAGTCTCAGCTAACATATTAATAGCCGGGACCACAACCTTACGAAGTAGCTTTTTCTGGTTAGGTGTGAGTTTACCTTTGTTAATTCTATAAAGCTCACGTGTGGCCAGGAGGTCCTTCTTCAGATAGGCGGCCATGGCCTCAGGATCAGAGTCATCCCACACACCGTCATAAGACCAATCCCCACCCATAAAGTCAGACATGAGAGACTTAAGCCCAAGAGGACGGTTCTCATTCACCATATGGGCACCAAGCATGGTGTCTCCAGCTGCCTCAAGATGAGCACCGAAACGCTTAGCATAGACTATGTCGAATTTTATGTTGTGGCCCACCACTGAGGGTAGTTTTCCACACAGTCTCCTAAGCCTGGCTTGCCATGTCTCAGGGTGCTTAGAGGCCATGTGGAAAACTCGAGGTTCGTCCTCAGGCTTATCCCCGAGGATGCCCACCATAAGCACGGAGGCGTCCTTAGCTCGTGGATTAAGCCCCGTAGTCTCGATGTCTAGAAATAACATTTGGTGAGTTCTTTAGCTAGCTTATGAGCGGTACGGACGTCTGTGGTCGACTTATACTCTATCTTATCCTCACCAATAGTGAAAGTCGTGGCAGTGCGGAACTTATTCAACTTCCAACTAGCGGTCCTTGAGCACTCAGTCACCCATGACCGGTACCCGATACTCAGCACTAGGAATTCTGCCCACGAGTAGCCTGTGTCGGCACCGGCCCACAGCTGTTTACCCCAGTCAGAAAACAGGTCATCGAGGTTAAACGCGATCACGGCCAGGTTGAATCCCTTAGCTCGAGGCACGTTAGGCTTAGCTGCCTCACGGATATCCGAACTAATGCCCGTATAGTCGTGGATATCTCCATCAACCCATGAGCGGGTCAGCACACCGTGTGAGTTGTGTGGGTCCACAACGAGCTCACTAGGTGCGTACCCCAGCCCTCGTGCGAAGATTGTGGGGTCCACACCTGGCGTGGCTGCGATGACCAGACGGTCAGACGGATTCACTAGCATAAGTCTCTCCTAGTAGGTAGTTGCGAGTGTTATTCATAATTTCCTTGCGGAACTCTGTAGCCTCCTGAAGAGAAGCCCACAGGGAGTCCTCTACGGTGTCCTGGGTCACCATCACGATGACCTTCGGATCAGCCGCTAAGGCTACTCTATCACTCATCTGGCGATAGGTCAACGCCGAGGTAGGCAGCCCGTACCACACCAGCACTTCGGCCTCCCGCATGTCCACAGCAGTAGCAGCGACCTGAGGGTTGACTACCAGAACACCGTCCTTCGAGGCTTTCCAGGCGTCCAGTACAGCGGTCTTAGCCTTAGTCTTACCGTCCAGCCTGTACGTGTGGTCCAGGTGACACTCTATAGCTGTGAGGGAGTCCAGTAGCTCGCTGGCTACCACTATGCGTCCCCTGTAGGCCTCCCTGAGAGCGTCCAGGGCCACAAGCTTATGGCCACTATACACTAGCCTGCCCTCACCTGTAGAGAGTCCCTCAGCGAGACGCCTGCACTTAGAGAACAGCGCTAGTACGCTATCAGCTCCTGTCTCGCCCTGAGACTCCAGGACGTCTAGCTCATCCCTCACCATAGCCTGGTAGATGGCCTTGCGAGACTCGTCTAGGAATACAGGCACAACCTCTTCATCAATAGCCTTAGTGCCTATGGCATCCTCACGGGAGATACTTATGGAGTGGGCTTTAATAAGTGTCTGGTACTCCTCAGTATTGCGGGGTCCTAAATACTTAGGGAAGCCCCCAAAATTGGACCATTCACCAAAATACTCCCTAAACGACTTAGCAGAGGGGAATTCTTCCCTAATAGATGGATCAGAGAACACTAGCTGTGGATAAATCTCCCCCACCATATTGCGCTTACCCACAGGTGTGGCTGTCAGGCATACCCTATACCTAGCCGATTTAGCCATACCAACAATACGCCTAGACCGTTTACTCGCAGGTGTCTTGATGAGGTGGGATTCATCCAGAACTATAGCTGAAGCATGGTATTCGGCACCCTTGAATAGTCCTTTAGGATAACCCCTAGAGAACTTATCGTAATTGATTAGGACAATCTTAGGTAGTGCTGTGGCCTCATATGCTCCGTCATAGACGATATCCGCCTCGGGACCCCAATAGTGTTGCTGTAGTTCCCTGACCCACACGTCAATAGCGATCTTAGGGCAGACCACAACAATGTACCTAACGTCACGGTTGTGCATCAGCCAGCTGAGCCAGTCGATCGTGGTCTTGGTTTTACCTGTGCGTGTATCCATCAGCAGCATACCGTGCTCTTTTTTGGCCAGCCACTTAACCGCGGCCAGCTGATAGTCTCGAGGCTTAGTGACTGGCTCAAACATTAGTTAATTGCTCCTTCAATCATCTTCTTGTACTGGAGTGTGGTCCCAGTACCCATCCTAGCAACCTCCACACCCTCACGCAAGGCGATAACTGTAGGCACAGACATGATGTCAAATTTACGCCCTAGGTCAGGATTGACCTCAACATCAACATAATCCCAACCAAGATAAGGGAACTTTTGCATAGCCCTTTCAAAATTAGCCATAGACTGCGGGCACTGTGAGCACCACGGGGCACCAAGGAACAATAACTTCAACATTAAACTACTACCACCTTTGCTGAATAGATAGGCGCCTTATAGTTGATCGCCTCGAAACCTTTACCTTTGAAATTAAGTATACCTTGTTTGGCGGGAATAAACTCAACCTCACTCTCTACTCTAGCAGGTATCAGCATCCTATGCCAAACATCAAGATTCTGACAGTACACGTGGGCATTAGCTGTAGTGAACCTCAACTGCCCCGTACTAACCTCGCGACCGTGCTGCCTCAGTGTATTAGTCATCAGGTGAATGAGCATCCACCCCTCGAGAGTATCGTAGGGCAGCCCACACACGACGTCTGTGGACCTGGCAAAGATATCGAGGTTAACTCGGCCACCTACCACATTGAACGCCCACGCCACCGGACACGGTGGGATACGCATAGACCCTATCTCATAGCCCTGCCAGGCAGTCCACACCGCTCGTTTAGTTGTAGGCTGGGCCACTAGACGGTCCACGACATCACGTACGGCATCGTATGCCCCGTCGGGACCCCCGTAGCGCCACTGGACGCCGTACATAGGCCCTAGATCATCTGAGGACCATGGGGACCACATACGCTCCACGTCGGGGGTGATTCTAGCACACCTGTCGTGTTGTGTGGCCCCTGACCCGCTCAGCATCCAGTGGAGCTCACGCTGGGCCATGTCCACAGACACCCTCCGTGTTTGGGACAGTGGTGCATGGGTGTAGACCACACTCCATGACCCGTAGCACCAATAGGGGTGATCCTGGCCTTCTGTGACTAGCTCAGCAGCCTGTCTAGACAAGTGGTATATGTTCTGGTCATACTCACACAGCACGGCGATAAGCCTCCGATGCGCACTTAACAATTACGTAACCCGGTTCTTTAACCCATGAGCTACCATGTTTAGCCCAGTAGGTAAAGTCTTTAACTGCTTTATTGAAATTCTTAGCCAGGGTGTAATTAGTCACCCCATAAGAGACATCTGGACTTACATTATAGCCCATTCCGAGGTACTTATGAAAGGTCTCAAGAATAAACATACAGGTCTTTTTAGTAAGGTGCCTATACCTGATTTCGCCCCAATTAAGGGTCTCCATACATTGAGGGTACCAGTCACCGAAATTAAGGTCATTATAATGCTTCGCACCGTACTCGGGACGAGATCTAATGACCTCAACACAGGCATTACGCAGTACAGTTATACCCTGTTTATGCTCTCGCCAGTCTGGTGTTTTCAGAGCTGGATCGAGCCACGGCCTGTCATACTCCAGAGACCCCCTGAACCCCGCCAGAAGCAGCGCTCTAGCACAAGGGGCGCAAGGCTCATAGGTCATAGCTATATGGCCCTCCCTAAGACGATAGGGCAGCTCCATAAGCTGTTGAGAAGCCCACACCTCCGCGTGGATGTACTCAAGGCACTGCCCGTTAGGAGCAATGTCGTGGCATTTATGGCCAAGCTCGACGTTATGCGTGGATATCTGGTAGTCCCCAGAGGTGTTTACGAAATAGCAACCTACCTTGCATTCAGGGTGGGAGGATTGCTGGGCAATCTCATAGGCTAGCTCAATCTCATTGATCATTATAGCTCCTAACAATGACCCGATCGAACTGCGGGAAAGTCTTCAGAATAGCTTCACAAGTGATGCAAACATGGTTAATTATGTACGCAATGCCCGGGCGTGACCCCCCAACCTCATTTAGCAGCCTCATTACTGGGTGGATGTAAGCCCCTCCTGGCTTAGGGTAGTACTTACCCGGCACCCACCAGATACCGTCAGGGCTAGAGAAGACCACAGACGACATACAGCCTCGCTCAGGCTTGATGCTCTGAACCATGCGTGGAATATCCCCGAACTCATACATCAGAATTCACTCCAATCACCGAACTCATCCTCGTATCCGTACTTAGCCTCGTACTTGAATCCCAGCCACACACCGGCGATGGCCATCAGGATGAGGGCCACATACCACAGACCGTAGAAGATCATCCAGGTGATCAGGACGCCGATACCGAGAGCAGCAGCAACAGCAGCAACGATAGCGACCATGTAGGCGATGAACTTAAGCATTGTTTTGACCTTTCTTGTTGTTTTCTTGATGTCTTTAGCTTAGCACACTCTGTGGACCAGCGCAACTCCTGATCCTAAACTGTTAACCTTAGTTAACCCACCCCGACTCATGCAGGATCAACTCGACCTCTGACGGGTCAATCAGGTCATCGCGCATGCGTGCAGTGAGGTACGCGATAGCGAACAGTGGGGGCACACACCGCATGGCCTTAGCGATACCCCCCAGGCCCTTACCGTAGCTGCGCACACGAGACAATACACGTCCCCATGAGGACTTGCTGCCAATAGTGAGCTTCTTACAGAGCTGGCCTGCCTCAGCAGACACCCCAATAGCGAATGTCCACGGTGAGTGAGCAATTTCTACCCACCAATCCAACGCATTATCAAGCTCTTCCGAGTCCTCAGACCTCAGTGCACCCACCAACATACTAGTGAGGGCGGCCTGGTCAGGCTCATAATGAGTGGTCATAACAATTGTTGTGTGGATATCTCGCCACTCGACGTTCATTTTTGGGCCTTTCTGGTTTGCTTTGATGGCCTTTATCTTAGCACATTTTGAGGTCTATCTAAACCCCCCATTGAAGACTTTTTCAGTTGTTTTTCTCTACCCATTCTTCAGCCAGATCAACAAGCTGATCATAGGTCAGGGTGTAGTCCTCATCGACCAGGTCGATCAGGTAGCTAATAATGGACCACACAGTGGTGTCCTCGATGGCCTCAGCGGTCTCAGGCAGCACCAGGACCTCACCGAACTCCTCGTCGAGGGGGGTGTCCTCTGACTGAGGGCCCTCCACACGCACCAGCACGGGGTCAGTGACGCCTACTGCGCGTGTGGCCCAGTACGCAGCCAGCTCCTCAATGGTCTCGCAGCCACTCACACCATGCCGGACCTTGCTCTCGTCCTCGTCTGACGGCCAGCTGTACTGGGTCTCAGGGTCGAGCAGGTACTCAACCCCGCGCTTCCTGTCCTGGATCCTGAAGGCGATCATGTGTGTGGTCCTCTCTGTGGCTTGATGTCTTAAGCTTACCAACTCTGCCAGGGATGTGCAACCCCCAGGCTGAGTTGTTATCGAGTTGTTACGTTGCAGGTATTTGGATTCTAGGGCCTAGCAGCACCGTGGGGGTACAAGAGTACCGGGTAGGAGCTGCTAGGCCGAGTTTGCCCTACCCCGTGATGCTTTTAAGGCTATCAGGGAACCCTCCTCTGGTCATCCAGTAGCCCTTAGTGTTCTGGACCATGCCTTTGGCCCCCATCTGGGCGGGTGTCAGGCAGTGGCGGTTCACTCCGTGCTGGCCTGCTCGGTGGAGGTCCCCCGCACGAGTGCAGGTGAACGTCTCATGGCACTCAGGGCAGTGCTCTGGCTTGTGGCCGATGATGATTTTCTCGCAGTCTCTGCATGCCCAGCTCATGAGACCTACCCAAGAACACCTCAGGCACCCCGTCAAAACTTCACGGTAGTGGCCAAACAGGCCCTAACAGGCCCTGACCCTACCTAGGCTACCCCCCAGGCCTTTTGAGGCCGTCTAGGTCAGGACCACCAGCAGACAGCGACCGGCAAGTCGTCGACTGTGTCAGGGTGCTGGTAACTCTCGTGCACCAGGTAGCACATGAGGGCGAGTGTGGCTAGGGCCTCGCCCTCGTGGCGGGCTGCCCACCCTGGGACCCTGGACCACGCTGCTCTGGTCCCGATCGTGTGGCGCTTGATCGTGGGGCCACAGGTGTCGTGGACAGCTAGTGCGAACGCCCAGGGGGACAAGGCTACGTCGGACAGGGACTTGAGTGCTGCCTTGAGTGCAGTGATGTCGTCTGCCCGGATAGCCTCCAGGAGGTCACCTGCCAGGACGCGCTCGTAGCCGGTCTCCCTCGTGGTCGCGTTGATGGTTGCAAGGATCTCTCGTCTCGTGATCATGGATCCACCCTAGCACAGGACCACACACCCCTGCAACCCCCAAGAGTTAACCGAGGTTAAGATCCCCTCCCCCTACACCCCCCCTCCCCTCCCTAGGGCGCCCACGCACGCACCCGACAGAAGTCGCGTAACACGCGCACGTGACACGCACGCGTCATGACACGCGCGCACGGCACACGCAGGCGCACGCGGTATCTTCCCACTACCTTCCTCTCCGAGAGGGTCTCTGGCGTTTACGCCAGAGAGACCCTCTCGGAGAGAGGAAAAGTTATATATATTATTCTCTTTAGAGGGGGGTATGGGGGGAGACCTTTCTCTTGCTGGCTCCCAAGGTCGCTCAGCTCCCCGCCGTGTGTCCCCCTCGTGCCAGGGCTCGGGGCCCCCAGGCGTAAACGCCGGGGCCCCGGCCCGCACGAGGGCCACGGCGGGCTGGCACAAGCTGAGCTGATGGAGCTGGGCTCGCCGTCTCGCGGCTCGCCAGGGAGGTGTGTGGTCTAGCTCAGGGTGGCAGCAACGGCTGGAATGCCCCTGAGAGGCCAGAGGATCGATTCTGAGGGCCTAGCAGGGTCGGGGTGGCACTGGAGTACCCCCAGACGATTTGAGGCCGTCTATGGCGGGACGTGGCAACTCTCAGGAGGTGTTGCAGGGTGGCAGGGAGTGTGCTACCCTGGGAGCATGGAGTTTCCACGAGAGATCGTTAAGCGAGTAGTTGAGGTTCCGGGGTGGGGTGACATACCCGCACTGCCGAGCGAGCAGAGGCTGGAGGAAGCTGGCATGGTCCACGAGGACTTAAGCAAGACCACACGCCTGAGGTTCAGGGCGCGGCTTGCGGGCTATCCGGTGGAGTCATACGAGGCTAGGGCGATCCAGCAGGCGGTGCCGACGTACGGCACACGTGTGGTCCAGCTGCATAGTGTGATCGAGCTTGGAGTGATCTGGGTGAAGGTGACAGTGGCATGGTGACACGCCGGGGACTAGGGATTTGACATGCTTGGGGGTACCTGCTAGGGTGTATACCAGGGTAGAAGATATACCCTGGGTACTGGTTTGGAGTACCCCCTGGATTGGAACCCTAGGGGGTACTCGGGTAAGGTACCCCAGGGGGTGCAGGAATAGCCCCCTGGGGTATACCCCAGTAGGTACCCCCTAGGTAACCCGGATAGGTCTTGTAAGATGCCGTACTCAGCCCCCGAGCGATGCTGGTGCGGAGAGCTAGGTTTGCCAGGCACAGCGTCGTGCCTGGCCCACACACCAACAAAATCCGGTTGGGAATTGCGACCAACTGCTTGGAAGAATGTCGATGGAAAGACTTATCGTAAATGGAAGAAACTTCGTAACAGATTCATTAGAGAGAATCCTTTCTGTAATTTGTGCGGAATGATTGCAACAGAAGTCGATCACATTGATGGAATTAAAGCAATTGAGAATGAATTAACAATTCTTGACGAAAATCGATTGCAATCATTATGTCGTGAATGCCATTCCAAGAAAACAAGGGAAGCGTCGAGAAAATCACGAAATTCAATTAAAAAGCTGCGCCGGGGTAACTCTCCGTGAAATACAGGTTAGTTGATCGTTAAAGTGAACAGTGTTCACTAAGATTTGAGGAGTGTGTAATATGACCGAAGAAGAGCGTTTTAGTGAGATTCCTCCTGGAATCGCCAATAATGACGTCCTGCGAGGTGTGTGGTCCGAG